GCCACGCAGGTGCAAAGTAGTTGGATTATGCCGGACTTCGCTTTTCTTTGCACCACGGACGCTTGGAACAGACGCTACGGGTTCAGTGGATAACGCCACTCCCGACCACTTGCTGCCACAAGCTGCCACCTCATTGCAAATCCATTGTTCCATGCGAACAACGGATTTACTTTGCAGGCGAAACGGATTATTAACACTAAAATCAGTATAAGAAATGAATGTAGTAATTATTTCGAAAGAAAAGTACGAAGAGATGGTCGGCAAGCTCAACCGCCTGTCCGACCGGGTAAATGAAATCCTCCGCAAGAGGGAAGGGAAACGGCTCAGCCGTTGGATGGATAACCAAGAGGTCTGCCAACAGTTGCGCATCAGTCCGCGTACCTTGCAGACGCTCCGCGACAACGGCACGCTGGCTTACTCGCAAATCGGACATAAGATTTTCTACAAGCCGGAGGACGTGCAGCGCATCGTCCGGCTCGTGGAAGACAGGCGTAAGGATGCAGCCTATCGTGGCTGTAGCATCTAATCAGACAACAAAATGTGCAACCACTAAATCCACTGTAAATACTGTAAATCATGAACGAGTTGATTCTTGCCGACCGTGAACTGGAGGTCGGCTTCATCGGAAAACTGGATGCCTTGTTTGAAGGTATCGAAAGAATGGATGCGAGTCATAAGGCTTCGCCAAGTAACGAACAGTTCCTGACGGACAAGGAGGTGTCGGCATGGCTCAAGGTGAGCCGACGCACCTTGCAGGATTACCGCAATAATGGGATGGTGTCCTACTACCAGTTGGGCGGAAAAATCCTGTACAAGGAGTCTGACATCGAAAATCTGTTGATGAGCGGCTACAGGAACGCTTACCGCATGGAAACGTAAATCTGAATGTGCAAAAACAAAGACAGCCGATGGTCAGGCAGTTATCCTGCCGCCATCGGCTGTCTCTTTATAGGAAGGTCGTTTCGCTTTATCCTAACACGTGCATCGTGGATAGGTATCGGATAGCGAAAAGAACAAATGGATGGAATTTCCTCTATTGAAAGAACAGAGTTTGTCCATGATGAACCGCCGGAAAGCTATACATTCCTTAGTGCGTAGTTTGAAGGCTATAGCTATTATCATTTCAAGACTATACACATCGTAGTTTATCCCGTTGTCTTGCCGGATGTACCGCTTCGTTTCGCTTTCCAACAATTCGCCATTCTTGTATATGGCATGGACAACCTTGCGGATGTCACAGCCGAACACATTGAACGCGTCGGACATTTCCTGCTGCGTCATCCAAACGGGAGCGGTCGGCATAGTGACCACCCCGTTTTCAGTGATTGTGATTATTCCTCTTTCCATACTTGCATCATTTTTCATTGTCTAAATTACGTTTACATTCCTTTTTCCAACCGCTGTAATTGCCGCACTTGAATACACGTGAGGGCATCCCGTCATCAGGCAGGGAGAACTTGCCTTTGGTGGTTTCGGACAGTAAAGCCAAGTCACGGCTCACCTTCTGGTTGGTGATTTCCGCGTAGATTTGCGTGGTACGGATGGAGGAATGTCCCATCATCTTGCTGATGCTTTCTATCGGCACGCCGTTGTTCAGGCAGATCAGGGTTGCGAAGGAGTGACGGCTTTGGTAGTAGGTAAGGTGGCAGTCCAAACCACATTGTTCGGCAATCATTTTCAGGCTGCGGTTGAGGTTTCCGGTGATTGGCACATAAAACAGTTTGCCGTCCTTGCCTTCCCCGCGATACTTCTCAATGATACGCAAGGGTATGTCTAACAATTTGATATGGCACTCCGCCTTGGTCTTCTGACGTGCGATGTGAATCCACTTGCTACCATCTTCCTTCGTGATGATGTTGTCCTCCGTCAGGTTTGCCAAGTCAGCCCTCCCGATGCCAGTGAAAGTCGAAAAGACGAACAAGTCCCTCGTGTGGCAAAGCCTGTATGTGGGCAGCTTGGCTTTCAACAGCTTCTCAAACTGCTCGCCTGTCAGGTAGCGGTGGTTCACCGGAACCTTCTCTATCTTGTGTCCCGCGAAAGGGTCGCGTTTGAGGATATGCTTCTTCAAGGCGAGCCGCGTCATCTTGTGCAGCAGGATGAGGTAGTCGTTATATGCCGACACTTTCAATCTCAGCACGGTGGAAAGGTAAAACGTGAAGTCAGTCATGAAGCGCATGGTCAGCGAGCGCAACGGAATGTCCTCCATGTTGTACTTGTACTTCATGAAATTGTGGATGTGCTTGCGTGTGGTCAGATAGCGGACATAGCTGTGCCTTGTCCTGTCGATGCCAACACGTTTGGCGTATTCCTCATTATGTTCGTCCATCAGCGCAAGCAGGGTTTCCTTCACCTGCGACTTGCCCGTCACGGCATTTTTGATGATTTCTGCCGACACGAAGCCGTAACTGTCCACGTTCTCCTTGTAGGCGGCACGGGCTTTGGTTTCCAGTGCTGACAAAACTTCGTTCAGCCTGACCAGTTCCTTTTTCTTCTCGCTGTCAAAGCTTTCCTTGCGCCCGTCAGTGGAAGCCCTGCCCATTTCCGCATCCCAAAATTCCGGTTCGATTTCCAGTCCCGTGGAATACTGGCTGACCTTGCC